CCGCGCTTCACCGCGAGCCGCCAATCACTCGACGTGCCGGGCACGGCGCGCGTCGTCTTCTGCGCGATCCAGTAGCCGCCTTGATGCGTGACGCCGACGCCCTTCGGATACGCGCGGCCCGCCGACCAGACGCCGAAATCGACCGTGACCGGCAGCGGCAGATCCTTCGTGCGCACGGCATTCGCGAGCCGCAGTAGCAGCCCCTTTTCGTCGTCGACGACGATGTCGGCGTCGTCGATGCCGAGCCCGTCGGCGCCGTCACGCCCGTCACGACCGGGCTCACCGCGCTCACCGTCACGACCGTCGGCGCCCGGCTTGCCGTCGGCGCCCGGCTGCCCGGGCTCACCCTGCGCACCGCGCTCACCGACACCGTCGGCGCCCGGCACGCCATCGCGGCCCGGCGCCCCCGGCTCACCGCGCTCGCCCTTCTCGCCGACACCGTCGCGCCCTGGTGCGCCCGGCACGCCCGGCTGCCCGTCACGCCCGTCACGCCCCGACTCACCCGGCTCGCCCTTCTCACCGCGTGCGCCGGGCTGCCCGTCGGCGCCGTCACGCCCTGGCGGGCCTGCGGGCCCGGGCACGGGCGCACGGTTGACGAGCTCGCCGACGAGCTGCTGCAGCGCCCGGAGCTCGGCGGGCACGTCGACGAGCGCGTCGAGCTCGGGCAGACGCGCCGCCGAGATCGCCTGCTTCGTCTGCAGCTCGGCGAGCTCGCCGGGCAGTGACGTCGTCGCCGATTCGAGCGCCCCGACACGCGCCGCGAGCGAGCTGTAGGGCAGGTCGACGAGCTCAGCCGCGACTGCTTTCGCGTGCGCGGCGTGCGTCTCGGTCCAGACCGGGCGCGCTTCGAGCGCGGCGATCTTCGCGGCGAGCGGGGCGATTGCGGCTTGCACCGCGAGCGCGATCGTCGTCGCGATCGCCTCGACCGCGTCGGCAGGCGGCGGCATCAGAGGTTCTGCGGGCATAGGTCAAGACGCTTGAGCACCTGCGGCAGCAGCGTGCCGACGGTGAGCGATTTGAAGGCGTTCGGCGGCGCGGGCTCGGCGTCAGGAATGACGCTCGTGTCATCGGGCGCGACGCTCGTGTCATCGGGCGGCGGCGTCGCGGGCGCGGGCGCGTCGGTGCCGAGCTGCGACAGCGGCCAGTTCTGCCGCTGCAGATACGGCTGCTCGCCGCCCGGCACGGGCCCGAGATCGTAGAACCGAAAGCGCGCTTCGTTCGGGCTCATGCCTGCGGTGATGGCCTTCACGCCCGCGTCGATACGGCTCATCGCATCCATGAGCTGTAATTCGTCGAGATCGAATTCGACCGACAGCGTGCGCCCTGGCACGACGTCGAGCCCGAGCCCCGTCGTTAATTTGCGCTGCAGCTTAACGATGTGCGTCTGTAGACAGTCGCTGTAGTACTGCTGTTGCAGCAGCCCCATGTTCGCGGCGTGCACGGGGTCGGGCCCGGCGCCGACCTTGTGCCGGGGCATATGAAAACATTTGGCGATGTCTTCGTCGGTCAGTCGGAGCTGCTCGACGAGCTGCGCCTGCTCAGCCGTCATCGCCATCGGCTCGTACTTGAGCCCGTCGCCGAGCACGGCGATCTTGCCGGTGTTATCGCCGCTGAAATTTTGATCCCAATAATCTTTCAGGCGCTTCGCGGTGTCGGGATTGATCGAGCCCGGCGCGGTGAGCACGCCGCCCGGCTTACTGCCGTTCGAAAAGAACGTGTCGCTCGCGGTGCGAATGTTGACGCCCTGCAGCGCGGCGGCGCCCGCCGCGTAAATCGGCGACACGCCGCAGAGCGGGTGAAAGAGCGGGCAGCAGAGATCGTGGATGATCTCGCGCGCGGGCACGACGACCGACTCGAAGATTTCGTTCAGCGTATCCGTCGCGAGCGAATAGAAGACCGACCCATCGGTCGCGACGAGCGGAATCACGCGATACGGGTCGAGAATATAGAGCGCCTTGACGACGCCGCGCGCGTCGCGCGCCTTGAGCGCGTACGTGTTGCCGTGGACGAGCTTTGAGAGCATCCACCACTCGAAGAAATCCGTGCGGTCTGAATAGTGATTCGGGGTGTCGAGCACGGGCGAAAACGCCGGGCTGTAGGTTTCGGTCCAGATGCCTTTGTCATCCTGCTCGACGAGCATCGGGCGTAGCTTCGCGATGTCGCCTGCGATGAGCGTCGTGCAGCAGTAGAGCGTCGGATTGGTGAGCGCGGTTTTCGGCGAGAGCTCCTGATTCTGCTGCCACGCGCCGGGATACGGATCGACGATGCGCGACCAGAGCCCGCCGCCGATGACGGTCGCGAGCCCGCGCACCGCTTTCGTGCGCGCGAGAGTCCAGCCGAAAAACTGCATCGAGCTCCCCTGACACCTGCGCGGGCGCCCGGCTGCCGACCCCTATGACGGCAGCACGAGCGCCCGCGTGCGTGTTCAGCGCGTGGAGATCAGAGCGCCGCGCGCCCGTGTTCCGTGACCATCGGCGCCGCCGCGCCTGACGGCTTCGTCGCCCGTGACGGCGGCGTTCTCACCAGCGCGCCCGTGCCGGGCCCGTATGCCGCGCCAGTGATGAGCGACACGACGTCATCGCGACGCCGCTGCCAGCGAATCCACCGCTCGGCTCGGATGCCGACGCAGTTTTTCTGCCAGAGCGAAAACGTCGGCGCGCTGCCGCCGCCCATGTCGAGCGTCGCCTGATTCGATGCGTCGAGCGTGACGCGCCCGTCATCGGCCAGGAAGATTTCCGACGGCTTGAAAATCGCGATGACGCCTGGCTCGCACGATGCCGACACGATGAGCTGGAAGCCGAGCAGCGAGCCGCCATCAGGATTGACGGTCGGGAACATCACCAGACCCATCGGCCCGAGCAGCATCGAGATACCGCGCGCGATCGCAGGCGTCGTCACGATCGCGAGCCCGACGGTCGAGATGCCCGCCGAATCGAACGTCGCCATCGCCGCCGCGAGATCGGCCTGCAGCGCGGCGTAGTCGGTGCCGCTCGCCGGGTGCGCATTCGCGCCGTTCGTGATGCTCGCCGGATGATCAGGCGTCTCAGTCACGCCGACGTGAATAAACTGTTCGTCGAGAAACTGCGCGCACTGCTCGATGAGATCGCGCTGCACCGTCGCTTCGGCGGGCGGCGTCGACAGGCGAATGAGCTCGTCGCTCAGCACGACGATGCCCGCCGCCTTCGAGTAGAGCAGCGTCGTGCGATCGAACGCGAGCTCGCCGACCGGCTTCGGCTTCGCCTCACCGACCCAGGCGAATGTCGAGCCGCCGATCTGCGTCACGATCGGGATGTTGAATGGCACGGTGCGCAGCCCTTGCACCTTGCCCAGAATCGTCTCGGGGCGCAGGAGCTGCACGAATTCGGTCGCCATCGTGTTCGGCTGCACGAGCTCAGAGCCCCAGCCCGGCGAGCCCGGCTGCGCCGTGCCTTCGAGCGCCTTGATGTAGGCGAGCACTTCGGGCGTGTCGGTGAAGCGCTTGGCGTACGCGCACGTATCCGAATAGCTGCCCTTCCCTGCGGCGATCGCCATCGCGTACCGCGTGAAAAGCTGCCCCTTCGGGCGCTCGACGACTTGGACCCGGCTTGCGCCTGCGTGCTTCGCCGAGACCTGCGCAGGCGTCGCCGGAAACAGCGCGGTCGCGGTCGCGGCTTGCGCGGCTTCGATCGCCTTTAGGCGCGTCACCTTGTTCGTGAGATTCGTGATTTCGGGCACGAGCCCGTCGCGCTCGGTGATCTGCTCGTCGTCGAGCTGCCCGTGCGCCTGCTCTTCGGTCATCAGCGCTTCGAGCCGCGCGCTTTTGGTCTGCAGCGCCGTCTGCTCGATGCCGATCTGCTCGGAGATATTCATGGGTGTCTGCCTTCGAAACCCCGAGACGCCGGGAGCGATGCGCGCCCCGTCGGTGCCTGTCGCGGCGAACGGGGTCGGCAGTGAATCGAGCTGCTTAATGAGCGTGATCGATGCGCTCTGATTCGCGGGGATCGTCACCGCTGAGAGCGCGAGCCACGACCAGGAGCGATAGCGCGCGCCGCCGCCTTTGACGAGCTGCGGCGGGGCGAGCGGGCGCCAATCGATCGACAGCCCGCGCACGAGCCCCTCTTTCATGAGCTGCCATGCTTCCTCGATGAACGGCAGCACGCCCTTCGCGATCTGCGCGCGGATTGTGATCCCTGCGTCGGTGACGCTCGCGGCGATGACGTGCCCGATCGGCTGGTCGTGCCGGTGCTGCCAGAGCAGCGGCATCGGCAGCGTGAATTTCGCGCCGCTCGGTTCCATTACGTCGCCCTGCCGGTCGAGCTCGGGCGTCGACGCAATGCCCTCGATGATGCGCTCGGCGCCGTCGATCGCCTTCGTCAGCGTGAACGTCGAGTACGCGCGCGTCGGGGTCGGCATGAGCGGGGTGCCGACTACGGTGCCATGCCCGCGCGCGCGGGAAGGTTTTCTAAAAGGGAATTCAGCGCGGGCGGCGCTGCGTCAGGATGCGCCGCACGAGCGACGAGAGCGATTCGTCGCGCCGCACGGCTTCACGAATTAGCCGATCGTGTTCGCTCGCGGGCAGCCACGTCGAGACGACGGCGCGCGGCTCACGCGCAGGCGGGCGCCCGCCTTTGCGCGGCGGCGGCGGCGGCGTCTCATCAGCCATAGCTCGCCTGCTCGTCGTCGGCTTGCATGTAGCGCCCGCGCCCGTCGCGGTAGAACGGCCCGTGCTTCGTCGCGCTGCCGTCGGCGGCGCGGTCGGGCCGCGCGACGACGAGCAGATCGTCGATCCACAGCGGCGGAGCCGCCGAGCGTCGCAGAATCGCCTGCATCCAGTCGTAGTCGTGCTCGACATACCGCGCCGTCGGCATCTCGTCGACGTAGAGCGACGGCGCCGCGATGCAGCAGCCCGAGATGTGCGACTTCATCATGCGCGGCAGATCCCAGAGCACGCGCCGCCAGGGGGCGAGAAACCGATAGAGCACGGGGCGCTCGGGATAGCGATCGGTGAGCGGGCGCAGCCGGTCGAACGCGCCGTCGACGAAGATGTCGTCATCGCCGAGCGTGAAAACATGCGAGCACGTCAGGTGCAGCTCGGCGCGAATCGCGGCGTTGATTTGCTCGACGCCGTACCAGTGATAGCCCGCGTCATAATCGATCGCGATGAAGCCCGGGCCGCGCGATGTGACGAGCTCGCGCAGCCCGTGCAGATACGTCGGGCTTTTCTCGAAGCCGTCGAAGATGACGATCAGCAGATCGCCTGGGCGACGCGCCTGCCGCGCGAACGAATCGAGCGTCGACGCGAGCGTCGGGCGCCCGGCAGATCCGATAAGCACGCAGTAGGTCGATTCGATCATTGCACCCCTTCACACGCCCGATATGCGGCGTCGAGCTGCTCGCGGCGGTCGCGTGCGTCGCGCGCGGCGCCATGTAGCGTCGGCGGGTGCTCCAGCACGGTGACGTGCGCCGTGCCGCTCAAGACGTGCAGCCCGATGTCGATGCGACTGCAGCCAAACCAGCCGAGCGTCTCTTCGCGCTCGCGCAGCGTCGGCCATCGTTGCTCGTGTAGGTGCTGGTGCTGTCGTCTCATGATTGCGGCTCAAGAATCTCGGGGTACGGGGTGACGCTGAACACGCAGTCGGGATCGAAGCAGTGACAGCAGTCGAATTCTTCGCAGGTCTCATCGACCGGCAGCCCGTCGAAATCGAAGCAGTAATGCGCGAAGCGCCCGACGAGCACGACGCCCCGCCAGTGCAGGCACTCGGCGCGCCAGCCGACCGATGCCCGATGATCGACGCCGTAGACGCGCATCATCCGAGCACCAGCATTTGATACTCGGGCCCGGGCTGCTGCACGATCGCGCGGCTCGCCGCCATGACGAGCGCGGCGATGCCGTCGATCTTTTCCTTCGCGCGCACCTTGTCGAGCCGTAGTTCGTTATACCTGCCGGTCGTGACGACGGTGTTATCCGCCATCCAGCCGAGCACGGCGTGCCCGTTGTGCGCGAGCGCGCCCGTCGTCACCCAGCTCGCGACTTTGCGAATCGCTTCGTTGAGCTGAAACCCCTGCGGCGTGTCGACCATCGTGACGCCCTGGCCCTGCAGGTGCAGCGCGAGCTGCTGCGCGAAGCGCTTGTCATAGGCGAGCTCGCGCACGTTGCTGCTCTGACAGTCGGCGAGCACCTGCGCCTCGACCAGATCGAGATCGGTCGTGTCGCCGGGCGTGATGTCGAGCAGCCCGGCTTGCCGCCATGCGAGATATGGGCGCTCGGGCCATTTATGCAGCGCGGCTTCCGGCAGCCAGAAGCGGCAGCGCACCGCGACGCGCCCGTCGGCGAGCAGATAGATGCGCACCCAGGCGGTGAAGTCATCCGACTGCCCGAGATCGAGCCCGCCGAAACACGGCGCGCCGACGAGCTCGTCATCGCGTGCCGTCGCGCACGCATCCCATTGCGCCCGCTGAAAGAACGCCGTATGCGCGAGTGTCCACTGATTCAGATAGAGCCGTCGGAAGGTGTTTTCCTGCGCCGGGATCTGCCGCGCGCGCTCGAAGAGAATGCGCATGTCGTCGATCGACCGGAAATCGCCGAGCGCCGGATTACACGCGCGCCAGACCTGCTCGTCGGTCCAGTCGGCATCGTCAGGCGCTTCGAAGAGAATCGGCAGAAACGTCGGGTCGAGCGACGGCTGCACCGCGACGCGCTTCGCGTGCGAGTAGAGCTCCCAGAGAATCGACGTGCGATCGTAGCCCGCCGTCGTAATGGCGATCGTGAGCGGCTGCAGGCGCGCGCCCTGCGACGTCGTCAATACATCTCAGAGCTCGCGATCGGGCGCGGCGTGCAGCTCGTCATAGATGACCACGCTCGCGTTGAAGCCGTGCTTTGAGTACGCCTCAGCCGAGATCGCGCGGTAGAAGCTGCCGGTCTTCGGGTGCACGATGCGCTTCTGCGACTCGATGATCTCGACCGACGCGAGCAGCTCGGGCTCGGCGCGAATCATCGCGGCGGCGACGTTGAAGACCAGAGACGCCTGCTCGCGGTCGGCGGCGGCACTGTAGATTTCGCCGCCCTGCTCGCCGTCGAAAAGCAGAAAGTAAATCGCGAGCGCGGCGCAGAGCTCCGATTTGCCGTTCTTGCGCGGCAGCATCAGCAGGCAGGTGCGATACCGCCGCAGCCCGCCGCGCTTCGTCTTGAAGAGCGGTCGGATGATTTTGTGCTCCTGCCAGGGGCGCAGATTGAACGGCTGCCCGGCGAACGGGCCTTTCGTATGCGTGAGCCGGTTGATGAGATCGACGGCGCGGTCGGCGGCAGTCATAGCGCGTCGGCCCATTTACTCTGGGGCTTCGCAGGCGGCTTCGCGTGCACGCGCACGCGCGAGCTCGGCGTCATCCCGAATTCGACGAGAAACGCGCGCATCTGCAGCAGCGCGTTATGCGCGATCTTCACGTACGGCGACGTGACCGGCAGCCGCCCGTCTTTCGTCTTGAGCACCATGCCGAAGCGCCTGATCTGCGCGCACGCTTCTTTCCATTGCCCGTAGCTCGTGCAGTAGGCGACGAGCGCCGATCGGTCGGTCTCGGTCAGCACGCCGCAGCTCGTCAGCAGCGGCACGAGCCGCACCCATTCGGCGCGCGCGTCATCTGCCAGGAAATCCGGCACGGCGTCGCCGTCGAGCGCGGGCGCGACCGGCTCGTCGGGCGGCAGCGGGCGGCGCCCGGGATTACCGCGTAGCACGCGCAGCGCCGTCGGCTGCGGCTTTCTGCCCCTCATCGGCTGCCCCGCTCAGTCGAGCTCATATCCGTTTTCTCTGCACCAGATGACGCAGTCGGTGCGGCACGTCGACGAAAAGAGCACGCCCGTCGCATCGAAGACTTCAAATCGATACGGGTGCCCGAATGACAGATACGCGCAGATCGACGCTCGCTTCATGCCCCGACTACTTTCTGCGCCTGCGCGCCCGTGAATTCTTCCCAGCGATCGATGATGACCTGACAGTACGACGGCGCGAGCTCAGTCATTCGGCACGCGCGCCCGAGCTGCTCGCACGCGATGAGCGTCGAGCCGCTGCCGCCGTAGACGTCGACGACGAGATCGTCGGGCTCGCCCCACT